TGGCCAACCAAGCACCCCACCAAGAGAAGGTGGAGTTTGCAATAATGAAGTCACTACATTGTGTCATCATAAAGAGATCATGATAAGAACTACTATCGGAGATAATAAATCTATCTGGTTTAAACAGTTCTTGAGCAGATGCCCAGAATATATCATCAGAAAATAGGATGACTTCTCTATCGGGGTCAAACTTCTTCAGTGCTTTCTCATACCAATCAAGAGAAAGGTTATGATGATTACCACTGTTGATTAGAAAATCACCTCTACGAATATGTAAGGCGATAGGATCTTGATCAAATACCTCATCCACAATTTCTTTACATTCATCTCGAATTTTCTTCTTGAATATAAAGTCTCTACGGATAGTATCTTCAATATTCTTAAAGTACTTCTCTGACTGAAAGAAACCATACAGACTTACATTGTCAGGACAGTTATTGAATAAGGTTTCATCAAAATGAAAACTCTCTTCCATGGTAGGGGAGGGAGTTTGACCAGGCCCTCTACTCATCATACATCTTTGACAGTCAATGTCAAATACATCATCAAGTTCGATACGAAGGATATTACCTATACCGTCATTGACTTTTTCTTTATGATCCGGGATACACATATCGTATCCTCGATTTTGTGCAATACCTTTTGTTGCAGCAAACTGAAACATCTGGTTACCCAGTTGTCCAGCCTTTCCAAGATAATCAAACCCAATCATTTTTCATTTCGTTGAATACTTTTGCGATACCCTGATCAATTGTGGTCTCTGGAATCCACCACCCGTGAATATAATTACTGGCTTCATTCCTCTTGTCAAGTTGAACACTATCTTTCGAAGTTCCTGGTTTGATTTCAATATCATACCTCTCAATTATATTAAATTGACCAGAAATAATCTGCGCAACTTCTTTGATTGTATTCCAATGGAATGATGTCAAGTGTAGTTCATCTTCAGGTTTGAAGTCAGTATAACACTCCATGATAGTTTCAAGACCTCTACAACAGTCTTCAGCATACAAGAATTGTCTCTCTTCTGTACCGTCAGTCATCATCTCAAACTGACCCTCTTCAAACCCTCTACGGATGAAATCAGTAATTACGTGAGACTTCTCATGGTCTTTCTCAATACCATATACATTCCAGAACTTAACAGTCAGTCCGTTAAGTGACTTGGTGTATAGTTCTCCTACAGTTTTGAGAATACCATATGGCGAGTAACTCATGTTTGCCATCTGCGAAGATGCGAATATAAATCTCTTATGATGTTTCTCCAACAATCCAAACACATTCGCCATTAGCCGAGTGTTGTTGTTGATAAAGTCAAATGTATGTTGATACTTTTTTAGATATCGTGATCCGCCCACATCAAATGCAAGAAAGAAAACAAAGTCTGATTCCTTTACGTGGTGTTCAAGGGATAGATTTGGAATTTTAGTTAGGTCTTGTTCTGGTCCATTGACAACATCAAAGTCAAAAACCTCGTGACCCTTTTCACGAAGATAGTCAGACAGGTATGCACCTATCTGACCACTAGAACCTAGATTAAGAATTTTCATTGATACTTTTTAAGATAACTTTGGACCGAGTAATACTCTATGAGTTCTTCTTTGGTCATTTTTTGAATCTTATCCCATTCGGACATATTAGAATTCATATGAGGATTAGAAAACCAAGAGTTCTCACCCCGAGAATGTTCGAGATGGTATATGTAGTTAGATATACGTCCTACATTATAACCTAGTTTTGTAAATCTGTAAAATCGTTCCTTATCTTCTGGTGCATATGCTTTAAAGTTTTCATTCTCCATACCACCTTTGATATAAACATCCCGGTTGAAGAACTGAACATGACCATACTGTGCATCATGAATTTTAGAATGTGATTTTAGATACTCATAGTCTGTTGTCTCTAGAAAATGAGACACAATTTTATCTGACTGTTCTACTTGATATTGATAGTTACCAGATGCATAAGGATATACAACATCGTAGATACCATCAAGAATACCTTTATATGCTAGTTCATATGATTCTAGGGGAAGGATAGCATCACAGTCATAGTTCACAACTATCTCTGTGTCTGCTTCAATAATCATCTCATTGAGAACCCTTTGTCTATGAAATAATAGTTCGTTACTCCTTTCAAAGATGTGTCGTACATTTACATCTACATCCAGGATACTCTTAAGAATTGGAAGAGCATCTCTTTCAAATACGGATTCACTATCAACTTCTTTAATGATAATATTTGTATTGAAGTTCTCTAAAAGAAATGCAGTAGTGGTAATAACGTTCCTCAACCTATCGGATGATTCAATTCTGATAGGAATAATAAATGTCGCTTGTGACAGGTCAATCATAGTTGTGTTTTGATCCAATCAAGAATGTTTACTTTAGGTCTCCAAGTCAGTTCTGATTTTGCCTTACGAATATCTGCAAGGGTCTCTCTCATCTCGCCAGGTTTACCAGATAAGAAAACCTGATCATCAGAGATGGCATCTGCAATATCTTTAATACTCCAGTTCTCACCATACCCAATGTTATAAACTTCCCCCCAGTTGTCAAGTTCCATGAAACTAATCAGTGCATTGACATTGACTACATCGGATACATGAATGAAGTCACGACGTTGTGAACCATCACCAAAGATAGTAATAGGTTGTCCCTCTTTACTCATCTTCAGAAACTTACTCACTGCAGGAGCATATGTTCCCATATGTCTTGCCCTCTCTCCATACACATTAGTGTATCTAAATGCTACAGTTTTCATACCATGAAGACCATGATACGACTTGACTAGTTGTTCACCTGCCAACTTACCAATAGCATAAGGATTGAGAGGATCTTCTCTCATGATTTCCGTGTTGGGAATTGGATTCTTATTACCATAACAAGCTGATGTTGAAGAGTAGATAAACTTCTCTACACCACATTGTCTTGCGGCTTCAAGTACATTAGCGGTACCCATAACCTGTGTTTCCATCGTATCAAGTGGAAAATCAATTGACGCCTGAACACTTGCTTTGGCTGCAAGATGATAAACGTAATCAACTCCTCTAAACTTATCAGTAATATGATAAAAATTTCTAATGTCTACCGGGTAGTTTGTTGCACCACTGTTCCAATGATAATCATCATGACCTTCAGATGATTCATTATCAAGAACGATCACCTTGTGACCCATCGATAATAGTTTGTCCACCAAGTGACTACCGATAAACCCGGCACCACCTGTAACAAGGGAAGTTTTCATAGTCTCTCAAAAATTCTATTCTTAAATGATTCCTCTACATTATATGGCTCAGGAATGATTACCTTGGGATTGGTACCACCAAGCCACCATGCAACTTCAGCAAATGTTGAGGCATATGTACCCACAATAGTATCACACTTGGACAGAAGCATCAAGTCAATGAATGCATCTACTGTGTCTTGCATGGACTTATTATGTCCAGACTCAGCCATGTGAGGATGATTATATTTCTTCTGATCATGAGTAATGATTCGATCACCATACTTATTCTCAAAGTGTCTTAATACATCACTGTTGTCACCACAAAGAAAGATCCTTCTATCTTTGTCGAAAGTATCTATAACACTTTCAAACAGTTCATTACTATGGTACTTGTGTCTGTCACAATACCACGATCTGATGTGTAAACCAACTACATTACCCCAACCTTCAGTGAAATCTTTAACATAATCTACAATATCTTGTCTAGGTTGTAGGTAACCAAATGCTTTCTTATACTGTTCGACAAAATACTTAGGAGTATCTTCATATAGAAGATCAATATACTTATACTCACCAGTCTTCCTATCCTCACCGGGAAGAATTGGAAGTCTCCAGTGATCATAACAAGGATAATATCCAAGTTGTTCTATGTTTGCCAGACTGATGTCGTTAAAGATATATGCATCCGCCTCGTTGGTGGTCATACATTGTTTAAATGTTCTGTAGATACCCGCATAGTTTTTAATTCTATTTGCTAAACCAGGTGAACCATCGTGAATTGCAATTTCGATCATGCTTCAATTACCTCCCATGAATCAGGGTATAAATCTTCTGTACTAATATGTTGTAGACCAGAACCGTACCACGGTGTCGGTGCAATCACTCTCTTGGTCGAATTCTGTGATAGGTATGCCCCCCACCAACTGAATGTACTATTGGATGTTATAAAGTCTGAACACTTTGAAATCAAACATAGATCGAAGTGAGACTTTTCTACTTTAGTTGTGATGTCATTGAAGTAGAAGTTATTACCTTGGAATACTTCCTGTTCTTTACACAAGTCAAGATTGTTTGAACAGATTATATAAGTTCTGTCCTTACCCAACATCTCAATACTACGTTCAAAATATCCCCATGGTAGATTGCGATGATTGTTATGACTACCAGGGTAATCAAAGTGATCATTGTACTCTCTCACACAAATAGAGACAGGGTTTGCACTTAGAATATCACCATAGACATAATCAACTTCATTGATAATATCTTCCTTAAATCTAAAGTCCCACTTCAATAGTCGTTGAGCATCTTTAAAATACTTCTCTGTCTGAAAGTACCCACTTAAGTGGATATGATTAGGACACTCATTAAAAAGGTCTTCTGCAAATGTATGAGACTCATGAAGAACACACTCAGGTCCGTCAATAAGACCATAACGGTTACCACAATGAAGCATTTCAAAACATTTGCTGAGCTCCTGGTCTTCTGGGATTCTAAAGTCATAACCTTTATTATTTGCAATACCTACCAGTCCAGCATACTGAAATAGTTGATTACCAATTCTTCCATTATTGCCAAGGTTATTCATTCCAATAGTCATAATTCAATCTCCTTGTTTTGTTCTGCTAATGTTGTATCTACAGTATCTCCTACATCTAATGAATAGAAGGTATGCCAACCTCGGGCATTTGCTGCATACCAGTTATTCAATGCACCTCTTGTCATCTTAATCTTTTCCCAGAACTCTCTTGACTGAATCTGGTAATGATTGTTTAGTATCTCAGGGTCGTCTGGCCTACCAACAAAGGATAGATTGATGTTAGGTCCACTAGTGAATATCTTATGGATATTAAAAGATTGTACACCAAATCTAGTGTTTGCAATCTGTTTGGGTGCCCAAAGATTAAACCATTCCGGTTCTTCTTGTCCTGCGCCAGCACATCTGGATCGATGGGTCATCCATACCCTGTCTCCAAATTCTGCACGACTAGTAAAATTCTTAACCAGACCACCGTCAGGGTGATAAAGATGATCATTACTATTAAACCATACCCAATTGGTTTCAACTGTACCGTACTCTTCGTAGTTCTTTAATACTTCTTTTAAGTCTACTGTCTTGGGACTATATAGAAATTCATCTAGATCGATTTGAGCAATCCATTGAGTTTCATTACAAATAGGTAAGAAGAAACGATTGTTTACATCAGTCTGTCTACCAGTATATTTTTCTGTGATATTATTCTGGAAGAGTGTAACAAATCCTTCACGAATGAACGGTTCAAGTATAGGCAAATACTCATCATCACTGAAGTCATTGACCAGGTAGATGTGATCAACACCGTGATGCTTATAATGTAGAACCCACTCTTTAAGATTCCAGCTTTCATTCTTGAAAACAGATGCGATTGACAGGTAATGTTTCATAATGTAATACCGTGTTTCTCTCTACAATACACAAATTCTTTTTGCACATCCTCGTCACTAATCGTGGATGACAACGCATCTTTATTTACCCGTTGAGTAATCATACACTCGTTCAAGTAGATACAATCACCATACTTAGACCTTAGTGAGTAGTAGAAATCTACATCCAGTAACATAATTGTTTTCGAATCCCATCGGACATCCATAGGGTTCTTGTATGATATCACAGAAACACCACTCATGGTATTGTTTCCTCTGGCTCGTAACATATTGTCATTCCACCGCGGCATGATGAAAGTATCAAATGTTTTACCATTATCTCTCGTATGATTAGTACCGCATACCAACCACATCTTATCAGAGTTCTTTAAAGCATTATAAGTTTTCTCTAATGCATCATTCGTATAGAAGTAGTCATCCATATACATCATCTTGACAACCTCACCCTTAGCAATATCCATTCCGAGATTTTTATTAGATGCTACATCACCACGGTTATCTTCGTTTCTAAAATATATAATATTTAAATCAAAAATGTTATCATAACAGAACTCTTCAATGTCCATATTGACACTGTGGTCTGGAATGATAACTTCTACTTCTTTTAGTGTTTGCTGTGAGATGGTTCTAAACATATCAGAAAGGTATCTGACACCCCTACCACCATACTCATAGCAAGGGATGACTACTGATACCTTTATTTCCATACCTTGACACCAGCACTGATACCATCTTCAATGATTTCGAAGTTGTATCCGTGTTTGGTAATCCACTCTCTAAATGCTTTTCTTTCATGATGATCATAGTCAGGCTCGTGACCATGCCAATCATCAAAACGGAAGTAGAGTTTATCCCACTCACACTTATCGATGAACTTAAATGCTGATACTGTGGGTTCGTAGATGTCTAGGTCAATATGAATTGCACCAACCTTACCAATACCAAAATCAGATGGTTCTTTCTCTACCATCTCATGAACATCTTCAACAAAGATTTTGATATTAGGTGAGACAGAACACTTTCTCTTAACATCTTCCACAGTTTTGGGAATCCAAGTGTACTGTGGATCACCAATACGGAATGCACCTTCCGCCCAACCAGCATATGATGGTGTTGGTTGTTGTGTGACTTCCAGACCTTTAAAGTGATCGAAACCAAAGACTTTACGTGATGGGTTCTTCTGTCCAATAGGGAGGAGTGTGCCACCACTACAGACACCGAACTCTAGAATATCTCCTTCTCCACCAAACTCATCCACATTTTCTGCAAAGGTAATGTGATTGAGAGTGTATGCTGCTGTGTTATTGTCAGTTCTTTTTGGACCTTCAGGGAACACGTTGTCTACCTCCACAAAGGAGGGAGCATTATAAACAAATGACATAGTAATAACAAATCTGTAGTATTTATCGGGGGTTATAACCCTCCACGGTGACACCAGGTGGAAGATTATTGTGGAACCCAAAGGGAATTATGCCTTGGTTCTCAGAGACAGGGGACTCATATGAAAAGTATTTTGCTACCTCTACTGGAGCTATCTTACACCCATTCATCTCATAAAGGTGTTTGTTGTGGACACATATATTACCGTCCTCATTCGTGTTATTACCACCAAACATCTTATAGAAGTCCTTTGCAATGTCTGCAACTCTAAATGGTATCCATTGTGATCGGGGAACTTCTAAAAGTTTCTTTGACCTGAATGAGAATCCACCATTACCTACTCTTTGATGTTCTCCATAGGGAGTGATGTATGCCCTGTCTCTAATTGGCCATGGGGCTCCGATGTAGTCATACGAGAAAAACTCTTCCCTCCAAGCATCAGGATTAATAATAAAAGCATGATCCTGGACGAGGAGGCAAAACTCTGTATCAATGTGTTTGTGAAGGTGGTAAAGAATGTAGTAATTGTATTCATCAATGTTGGTAAGAGGTTTAACTTGTTCTTGTACTAAAATACCATCAATGGCACATTCGTCCTTGTATTTGTTCACGTAGTTGGGGGTGGTAACTAACTTGACCTCCCCAAAGTTTGCTACGTTCTTACAAGTGTGAAGTGCATTGATGGTTTCTTCTATTCGATTTGTATTGTCAATCGCAAAGCATGTAACTCTGGATAGATCAAGCATTTTCAAAATCCTCTACGACTGTTTCAATGTAGTCTATCATATCATCAGTAATGACTGGTGAACACCCCAAGAAGAATACTTTGTTAAGAACCTTATTGGCCTCAGGATACTTCATCGCATCATCAAGATGTGAGTATCCAGGATGAAGAAGAATGTTACCAGCAAAGTAATTACGTGTCTGAACTTTATTCTTCTCAAGATGTGCGACTAAGGAATGTTTTAGTTCCTTATTATCACATACGATAGGAACACCGAACCAACTTGTCTCACTGTCTTCACGTTCATTAACAACACGACAACCAGGAATAGTCTCAATGATACTCTGAATACGTTCTTTATTTTTCCTTCTCAGTCTATGAATATCATCAAACTTCAGAAGTTGAACTGACCCAACTGCACCTTGCATGTCAAGGGGTTTCAGGTTATAGCCCATCTGACCAAACACATACTTGTGGTCTACTATGTCATCATACTCTTCCAACCACTTGTCAAAACGACGACCACAAACACCATTAGTCAAGAGGTTTTGTTGTCCTACACAGTAGCAACCACGTCCCCACCATGCAAAACTACGAGCAAGATCTACAATAGCTTTGACATTAGACGATACCATACCACCTTCAATAGTGCAGATATGATGTGCAGGATAGAAAGAACATGATGCAGCAATAGAATGTTTGGTCAGGTAGTCACCTTTGTACTTACTACCCAGACTATCACAATTGTCAGAGATGATCTCAATACCCTTGGCCTTACAGAACTTTACCAGTCTGTCCATATCATATGCATTACCCAGAACTGGTGAAGAGAATACTGCACGAGTTCTAGGACTGACTTTAGAGAAGACCTCATCCATGTTCCAGTTCAAATCTTGCCAGTTGATATCAACGAACACTGGTTTAAGACCAGCTTGAACTACTGGCGCAATGGTAGTTGCAAAACCACAAGAACACACGATGATCTCATCACCATCTTCCCATCCAAAGTATTTCTTCAGTGCTGCAATCATCACCAGGTTGGCTGATGAACCTGAGTTCACCATAACAGAATGATCAAACTCAAATCTATTGGAGAACTCTTTCTCAAATTTATTTACCTTCTCGCCAGAAGATAACCACTTACCTTTCATTACCGCGTAGATAAGTTCTTGTGCTTCTAGATCATTCCAATAGGGTCCAGAATAATATACATTTTTACCTGGTTTCCAATCCTTATTAGCCATGAAGGGAAACACATTATCATCCATCTCCTTAGCATCTTGGATGAACTTCTCAATGAGTTGATACATTGTACTAGTCTATCTCTCTAAAGTATAATATGGATTGTTTAGTCTGTAAAGGTCATACTCTTTCTGACACTCAGGACCAGACATAAGATTACCTTCTCCATCGATATAATCCCAATTTTTGACGATCATATCATCACCTCTCCACCATCCATTAGAGGTTTTGTGATCGAACCAGAACTTGGGTGCAATGACCTTTGGTGCAACATTAGATGTCCATACTGGCCAGAAAGAGAATGTTGAGGCGGACATAATGACGTTCCTAGCATTATGTAGAATAGAATAATCAACACCAATATTACCTCCTTTATATTTGAAGAAACCTGTTCCTTGTTCAATGTCTTCTTGTTCTTTAAGAGTAGTTGCACCTACAACTGTTGCCCACGGAATAAACTTATTTGCATTCTCGGGGTCATCAGTCACAACTACAAACCTCATCTTTGGATTGTGTTCCAACATCCTATCTCTTGCATCTTCATAGAACTTTGGTTCCAACCATGATGCGGTAATCAAATACTCACCTCCACGGAAGTGAATGACACAAGTATCTTCATCAGAATACTCAGTAACATTTACATTATGAGATAACCATTGACGAATATCATCCTTACGGTCATTGATATACTCTAAACACTGAAAGAGACCATCAATCTTTGAGTTATCAGGAAGATTATTCCATAGACTAGGATCAAAAAAGATACCACTATGACCACACTGCGGAAGAGGATCATTCCTCTCACGAATGTAATGAGTGATGCCATTAGGTAATGATTCGGGTGGCTGACCCTCTCTAGGAGTATTGCCACCAACTACATCTTCCCCATAATCAAAGTTCGGCATGAACTTTCTTGCCTTGAATGGAGTACTTTTCTTTACACCCCATTTATATCCATGTCTATGTGCGAGGATTCTAGATACCACCAGGTTCCAGATCTGGTTTCCCAGTCCAGAACCCCTATAAATTTCAGTTACAATCATTTGATCAAATAAGAATACTTCTCTTGGTTGTCAATTAGATACTGTGGGAACCTATCAGTATCAAAGTGAGTAATACAGTATGATGCATTGTCCTGACCCAATGGTGACCGACCATCTTTCAATCTCTGTTCGAGTTCACCAATCAGTTTTTCGTTGTTGAGTTCCGTGTGTGCAGAAGACTTGATTTTCTTCATCACTCTCTCGTACATAGTACACTCTTCATCACTACCAACTGTACTCCAGTGCCAACCACCAGGATAGATTCTTAGATTCTTCTCTTGAGGAAGTTCACGTCTAATGTTAGTCAAAGAATACTTACTTAGTGTGGCAAAGTCACACATCTTAGTACCAATCCAACGCGGACCTTCTTCTTCATAAGAGAAGTCTTGTGTCTGAGAGGTAATAGTACCTGTAGTTTCGAACCAATTCAGTGCAGCTTGGTAATTATCTTGTGCAAAGTTATACACAGTACCAGGTTCATAAAAGTCCTTAATTTGCTCAATGACTTCAGGGTTTGGTACCTCATCTAGGTCAGACCAAATAATTACATCTTCATCAGAACAATGCTCTTTAAGAACATCGATGATGCTATCCTTATAAAAGGTATCTCTCATGAAACTCTCTCGTTTCACATTGTACTTAATACCTTGTTCTTGAAGTTGTTCAGATGTTGGTTCTTCAATCTTGGTGTAAATGATTTTATTTTTAAACTTATTAAATCTCTTATCAGTTTTCTTAAATACAAACCCTTTATCTTCACCCGAGAATGTCTTACCACCTTCACTGAATACAAAGTAATCAACATAAGGATCAAGAAGATTCATACGAATCTCCAACAGATCTAACTCATAACCAAAAAGAAATACATCAAATACTTTCATCAGTCTTTTCCTCAATTTGTGTACAGATCCATTCGTATGTTTTACGGATACCTTCTTCAAGGGTTTGTTCATAATCCCAACCCAACTTCTCACGAATAAGATCATTGTTAGAGTTACGACCACGAACACCTGTAGGTGCATCAAGTTTGTATAGTTTACGTACTACTTTACCCGAAATTTTTCCTGCAGTCTCTACCAGTTGATTGATAGTGACCATCTCCTCAGAACCAATATTAACAGGACCCATAAAGTCACTGTCCATCAGTCGTCTAGTCGCTTCAATGCATTCGTCAATGTACAAGAAGGAACGAGTTTGTAAGCCATCTCCCCACACTTCGATGCCTCCACCGACGCCCGGGAGGTAAGCAACTTTACGGCTGATTGCAGCTGGTGCCTTCTCTCTTCCACCGTCCCAGGTCCCTTCAGGTCCGAAGATATTGTGATACCTAGCAACCCGAACAGGGATCCCATGGTTACGATTGTAAGCAAAGTAGAGACGCTCAGAGAATAGTTTCTCCCATCCATATTCTGAATCTGGTGCTGCTGGGTATGCTGATTCTTCACGACAGTCAGGATTATCAGGGTCTAGTTGGTTATGCTCTGGGTACATACATGCAGAACCAGAGTAGAAAATCTTAGTCTTGTTTACATCCTTATCCAGATTAAGAAGATGTTGCTCTTCGAGTACATTCAGATTGATAGACACTGAGTTGTGCATGATGTCTGCATCGTTCTCACCAGTGAATACAAATCCTGCACCACCCATGTCAGCAGCAAACTGATAAATCTCATCAAAAGGTGAAAGAAACTTATCTACAATCTGGGCATAGAACCCACCATTGACACCAGTGGTACGAATACAACGACGAACAAAACTTCTATCACGCAAGTCACCTTGAATGAACTCGTTTGCTTGGGTATCAGAGTACTCTGGTCTCTTTAGATCAACACCACGTACCCAGTATCCTTCTGATCGTAGTCTCTTCACCATATGACTACCAATAAAACCACCCGCACCAAGTACTAGTGCGGTTTTCTTAAATTCAGACATACATTTAATTTGTTACTTACTATTTATTTTACCAAAAATTGTTATGAAGTCAATATGCTTTACACATCATTTCGACACCAGTATCAATCATAAGGTTTGGAACATGACCATAAGATGAAAGTTTGTCTACATTCATTGTAAAGTTTTTGATCTGTAGATACTTCTGATCCTCAGGCATCTCTGCACTAATCAACTCACTATTACTTCCAACATAGTCCTTTGCAAACTCGATGACTTCTCTAAACGAACGAGATACCCCAGTACCAATGTTATAGATGTTATTGGTATCGGACTCATCCATCAGAAGTTTCATTGCACTACACACATCTTCGACATGCATATAGTCTTTTACATAGTTACCTCCGTCATACAATACGATGTAGTCATCATTCTTCAAACGACGGATCATATAACCCAGAACATTCTTACCTTGTGATACTGTTGGGTCAATACCAAAGACATTACCAATCCTAAAGATACGATACTTGATACCAAAGGTCTCACAATAAGACATCAGAAGTTGTTCTGCACATCTTTTAGTAATGGAATAGAACCCAGTTGGATTGCAACAGTCAGTCTCTTTGGCATCTAGAATATCGTTACCATAAACAAACCCTGAGCTTACAAAGTTGATTACAGTATCAGTTCTCTTACAATGTGATAAGAATTCGGTAAAGATCTTAAGATTGACATCAATATCAACCTGTAGATCTTGAAATACATTCTGATTAGTTGTTGTACTGATAAAATACAATACATTCTTAGTATCAAAATGTCTTTGACCACGAGGAATGATTACATTACCAGGGTACATTCGTTCATATGTTGAACCGATGTAACCTGTACCTCCAAATAAAGAAAGGTCAGTCATACTTTTCACACTCACTCATAGTCTTACCTAATTTATCTTTGTCTGAAAGGATTGGTGTTGCAGTTGGCCATTGAATACTAAGGTCTTTATCATTCCATAGAAGAGTTCTATCGTACTCTTTGTAATAATAGTCAGTAGTTTTATACGCAATGTGACAGTTGTCTAACATACAATAAAACCCATGAGCAAACCCAGGTGGAACCCATAACATGACTTCTGGTGAGTACAGATCGATTGAATACGACTCGCCAAAAGTCTCTGAGGACTCTCTCAAGTCTACTATGACATCCAAAATCCGTCCAGACATACACCGAACAAGTTTACCTTGGGGCTTCTCCACCTGATAGTGTAGTCCTCTGAGGACATTTACTGAAGAGTTGGAGTGATTATCCTGAACAAAATCAACATCTAACCCAATCTCTTTGAATGAATTAGAGTTGTAAGACTCTAGAAAGAATCCTCTATTATCTTTGTACTTATCTGCATGAATAACAAATGCGTCCTTGAGAGGAGTATCAATTCTGTTCATAATAATATTTGATAGTTTTTAAGAGGCCTTCATTAATATCGACACTAGTAGTCCAAGGTGTTTCTGTTGTGATCTTATCGTTAGATGTTGAATATCTTTGATCATGGCCTGGTCTATCCTTGATGAAGTTTATTTCAACTTCTTTTTTCATCAGTCCAGCAATCCTATGAACAAGTTCAATGTTCTTCAATTCACAGTCACCACCAACACTATAACTCTGACCCACTCTACCCCTCTTAGAAAGTTCTACAAGGGCTTTACAATGATCCTCAACATAGATCCAGTCACGAATTTGTGATCCACTACCATACACATCAACTGGTCTGTCATTCATAAGACTTAAGATAGTTTTAGGGACCATCTTCTCACGATATTGTCGTGGACCATAATTATTAGAACAGTTTGTAATAACGGTTGGCAAACCGTATGTAATGTGGTATGCATTTACAAAATGATCACTTGCTGCCTTAGATGCAGAGTATGGATTCCTTGGCCTGTACCTAGATATCTCATTGAAGGAACCATATGCAATAGAACCAAACACCTCATCAGTAGAGATGTGCATAAATCTACTTACTTCATGTTCTAATGCACACTGAAGAAGATTAACAGTACCTATAATATTAGAATGAATGAAAGGTTTACAATCTTTAATTGAATTATCTACATGACTCTCTGCCGCAAGGTGAAAGACCTTCGTAATAGTCTCCTTTTCAAATACATATCTTACTGATTCTTCGTCAGCAATATCTGTTCGATAAAACTTTACATAATCTGGAAGGTTAGTTTCATCTGCGGCATAAGAAAGTTTATCCATACAGATAACTTTCTCACCAAACTGTTCAAGATAATGAAGAAGATTGCTTCCAATAAATCCTGCACCACCTGTAACTAGAATACTCATGATTTTTCATACTTATTAAGAAGTTCTGGTGAGTATTGATCTAATACTTCTCCGGGAACTAGTTCTGTTCTTTTTGCATTTTCTAAAGTATAAACCCTATTCCTAAGCTCAGTCGAAGAATACTTATGTCGTCTTAGGTGATAGTATAGTTCAATATTATTATCGATACAGTATTGTTTTCCTGTGAAATCTCTGTCCTTATACTCTTCGCTCAAGAATCTAATATCAAGTGTTTGAGTTTTGATTAGATTGATAAGATCATCCTCGGTTTCATATACCAGGATCTCATCAACATACTTACAACCTTGAAGCTGTACATACCTCTCGTACACACTCTGGGTGGGTTTGTTTTTGATACCAGGTCTATCGATAGTGGGGTCAACCTGAAGAGCAACTACAAGATAATCACATAGTTCTTTTTCCATCTTCAACATTGTCACATGTCCGGCATGAAACAAGTCAAAGGAACTACAGTTAAAACCAATCTTCATATGAATAATTACAATATCCCTCTATGTATTGTATTAAAAAAGGAGGCCTTTGTCAAGACCTCCTAGTATAGGGTTCATGCCGCGCCACTTGTTCTTTAGAGAAACAAGAAACTCATATCAGAGTCTACCTTTAGATAGTTTATCGATGTTAAGACTAGGTGCCTGTTTCAAAATACTGATCAGTAAATCTACTTTGGCTTCTAGATCACCACTAACCGGAGCAGGAGCAGCTGCGGCAGGGGCAGAATTCTTTTTTTGAACTTCCTCCCCAACCTTTTTAACACCAACCTCAAGAGCCTTAAGTCTGGTTTCTACTTCCTGGTCGTACTGAGACATATATGCTCCAGTATCTGACGTTTTTCTACTAGACATAATCGAAATACAAATCTGTTCTATTTATTATTATCTAGAAACTCTGTCCCGTACATAACAAGGAACACCTTCTGGATCTAACCATTTAGGATATTCTGGGTCTTCAATAGCAAGAAGCATTTGATCTCCATTGTCAAACAAGTAAATGTCAGAGTATTTTTTATTATACTCATTTGCTTTTTGCATACGAAAATCTGGTTTACCATTCAGTTGAATGTAACCTCTTTGAACGAACCTGTAAGGGAAACGTTCGTGGATTATAATGGTCTTAGTAGACTCAACAGACTTGGGATCTAAATCATTCATACTTCCACACTTTCAAGATCTTCTGCAATACAATCGATGAGAATATCATAATCGTCGAGAGGATCACCAGAAAAAGTTACACCACCATTCTCATAAAATTTACGAACCTTCTTGTAAAGTTTTGGATTCTTTACGTCAAGGAAAAATTCCCCGTTGGCTGCAGATCTGAGAGTTGTGATGTCCTTTTTAAACTTGGAAGTAATAGTCATTGTCTTTTGTGTTGACCTTAGTAGTATAAGGGTTTTGACGGTAAGAGTCAAGAGGACAGTCTGCGAACTGTCCTCAATGCTTCTTGTGAGGATCGAACTCACCTTAGGCAAATTATGAGTTTGCTGCATTCACCAGATTGCTAAAGAAGCCAATGGGACTGCTGAGAATTGAACCCAGTTTGCGCCCTTATAAGGAGCGAGCATTAACCAATATGCGACAGTCCCTTAGGGTCCTTCGTTATTATTCTCTGTGTATATTCGTAGAGTCTCCTCATCAGCAGGCATCATCACGGCAGCCTGCCCGTCCTCATTGACTATACCAAAAGTCTCCCCTTTCTCAACTCTTTCCATCAACTCGTCCCAACGATCTTGATACTCCTTTACAGTAAAGATTTCCATCATCTCGTTTGTAGTTGATTTATTTATTGTACTGTTATCTGACTTTAAAGTCAAGTTTCTAGAAAAGTATATGCCAATGATAGTCTGGGTTTTGTGGTTAAGTTATTGGGTGCATAACCAGTATGATCATTCCTACAATCAAATAAACAGCCATTATTAGGAATGTATGGGACATAAACATAGTCATCACCCACATTACAACAGAACTCTCCACCCCATATTGTGTTCCAATTTGGTTGACAGAATATCACAAATGTCCATAATGAATCAGATGGATTATCTAGCGGACCATCTTTATGGAAGATGGAATGCATACCAGAATATTGAATGTTGGTATTTACTTTGATTAGTTTTAGTTTTCGTTCTAATTGCTTTTCAACTTTAAGTTTTGCATACATTCCTATGTCAATGAGAGCGAGATTATCACCTATGAAACTAGAACTTTTTACTAATTTACCTCGAATAGAACTATTACCGTCATCATATGATGATTCTTTATCAAACGTCCAGTGATTGTTTATAGGGTTAAACTCATCACTGACTCGCAAAAACATCTCAGTAGGAAAAACATTCTTCACATGAAAGACATTCTTACGTAATTCCTTAAATATCATCTCACTTCAAAGTCAATCCTCTTTACCTTACGTCTACGTCTTTGTTCTTGATACATCAAGTCTACTGCAGTCAATACATCATGACTATCATCGAGTTTGTTGTTCGATACGATCAATACTCTAGACAAATCAACAGCAGAAATCTTATCATCAGTGAGTGTGGTGTTATTAGAACAACCACAGACCTGAGTCTTTGGAGAACTCGTAAGTTCTGTATTACAATTTTTGCATCTGATAACTAACATGATTCATTAGATTGATACGACATGCTCGAAGAGGGGATCGAACCCCCGACAACCTCCGTGTAAAGGAGACACTCTACCGCTGAGTTATTCGAGCAAACACTACACTTATCCGTATGCTATATGGGCGTTACACCCAGTATACTGACAGTTTGTAATGGAGCAAAAAGAAAGTAACCAACTCTCTAGATCACAGTGTGGTTAGCACCGTCGCGGGCGAGCTCATT